TGCAATAAATGCAAGAAAACAATTAGAATACCGATATGGTATAGATGAAAAGGATATAACTTCGTTTTTAAACAATAGTAATTCAAGTATACTATTAGTAATGTTAGCTAAAAACGCTGGAAATGCTAATTTATCAATTGCTAATCTAAATACTGGGAAGTCAGATTCTATTGGTAATGTTTCTTTTTCAAACGACATTAGCTACGTTAATATTTCTAATAACCTAAATGATTTTGAAAATTATGTATCCAATTCCGGATTCATTTTCCTATCAATAAACCCAGATACGGACTTAGGAGAAATCCAAATTAAAAACTTGTATATTTCTGGAAAGTATCTAACAGATCATTTAAGTACCAGTATAAAGACAGGTATAAGTATGGATGTTACCGTTTTTGATTCATAGTAGTAGTGCCGTCGATAAAGCAGTTGTGGGCAAAAGCAAGGTAAAATAAGTGGACTAAATTATAGTAAGAAAGAAAGAAGGAAGAAATAGTGGCCTACGAAACCCCTACACCAGCAATTAATAGTAATGCGTTAGTTTTTCATGCTATTAATTACTTTAATAATCTAAATAACTGCTATATAGTAATTGGTAAAACAAGCTCTTGGCCGGTTGATGCTCAGCCTCCTGTTCCTGTTGATGGAGATAATGTCACGGAAGTTGCAGGATACTTTAAGCCAACTTGTTATCTTTGCTATAAAACAACCGCAGATAAAAAAGATGATTCAACATTATCTTATGGAAATGACTTTTATCAGCCGGTTTCCTTAGCAGATGCTTATAGTAAAAAGGCTTCTTATGTATATTATACCGTAACAATAAAACCAGATGATATTTCAAATGTTAATACATTCAGACAAGTAGGTCTTAACTTTGGGGTAACTCTTAAATCTGGGGTATCTGGGGTAATTTTGACTCCAAGCAATGTAGATAATTCTGGATATACTCATTTTATTCTTAACAGTCAACCATTCATTGTTACTAATAATAGAAGCATTAAAATTAATATGCTCATTTCAGAAGAAAAGGATATTAGTGGATCTAATGTAGATACTGACGTTACCTCAGAAATAACAACAGTTTTGCCTACTACTGTAAATCAATAAAAACATAAAAATTAGAAAGAAGTGATATGATGGCAAAATATACGCCCGGAGATTTAGAGATATCTCCTTATTACGATAGATTTGATGACACTTCAAATATAACTTTTGTTGCTTTCGTAGCTAATAATATCCTTCAAGGATCAGAAATGAATGAGTTACAATCCATCATTAGTTATTATATGCAATCATTAGGTAATTCCATCATGAGCGATGGTGATAAACAAGCAGGAATGGCCTATGTTCAAGATGGAACAAATATAACAATACAATCCGGGGAAGTTTATCTTGGAGGTAAAGTAAGACATTTCTTAGAGCAGACAGTTAAAATTACCGGTGTTGGTATTGAAAATATTGGAATAAAATTAAATACGGAGATTATTACTCCCCAAGAAGACTCTTCTTTGTTAAACCCAGCCATTGGCACTCCTGGGTATCAATCACAAGGAGCTAATAGAATAAGAGAAACTGTTGAATTGGTAGCTAATGATTCTAGTGCCGTATCTATTTATACTTTCAAAGATGGTAAAATATATTATGTTCCAGAATCTACCCAACTAGCTAAAGTAAGCAACATGATGGCTAAACAAACATCTGAAATAGATGGAAACTTTAGAATTGGGTCATCTGGATTCCAAATGTCTACGGTAGAAGACCCTAATGATAACAAAAAAGCCATTCTAAATATATCATCAGGGGTAGCCTATATCTTAGGTAAAAGAGTAAATAAAGCAGTTGCTACTCAACTGTCTGTTGACCGGGCTATTAATACTAGTACAATCACTAATGAACAAAATACATTTGCGACTGGAACGTTAAAATATCCTCTAGGGAATTTCCCAGTTCAAAGTATATCATCAGTTACGGCAAATGTTCAGAAAACAATTGTTGTATCAAGAGGAACTTCTGATGTTGATTCTTTAGCAGATAAAAATGTTATTTCTATTTCTAAAGTATATACAGAGGGCACTAGTGGTGTTACCTATACAGAAAATACTGATTACAAGTTAATAAACCATCAAACAATTCAATGGATTTCTACAGGAAGCTCACCTGCTAGTGGTACTAGTTATAAAGTCACATATGTATATAATAAGAGTCTTGACTCAACTAATGATTATGCGGTAACTACCGATGATAATTCACTAATAACATCTATTGATTTCACCGGAAAAGGAATTGTGGGGTCTGGGGATGCTACTGGTGGTGTTCTATTCAACGGTAGTATTATTTCTACAACTTATGACTATTATCTTGCTCGAATAGATATTCTAACATTAAATGATAAAGGCGACTTTATTATCCACGTTGGGCAACCAAATGATGCGGATTCTGTAGTTCCTCCATTAATTAATGACGGTAATGTCCTAGAAATAGGAAGTATTGCATGGCTACCAAATTCATATAAATCTACTTGTAAGACATATGCTACTTCTAACTTAACTTTTAGAGATCTAACAATGCTACGGGATAGAGTTGATATTATAGAATTTAATGAAGCGCTTAATTCCCTAGATGATGTTGCTACCGCTAATTATGACCCTACTCAATTAAGAGGGGTGTTCTCTGATGGGTTCATTTCATTAGATAAAGCAGATTATACAAATGATGACTATTCCGTTATGATGAATTTTGAAGACGGAACTATTACCCTTCAATATTCTAGTAAAACAGAATTAGTTCCCGATATATTATCTGGGGAAAGCAATATTATCCTATCTGATAGTGGTAAGTTTGCGACTGCGGCATATACAGAAGTTTCTGCTGTATCCCAACCAACAGCTACCAGCGCCATATTGATTAACGAATACTCATACTTTGGTAAAGAAGGAGTATTAACATTAAAGCCTTCATCAGATAATTGGGTAACTAATGCAAGCTAAGGAGGATATTAATGGCTTTTGATTTTTATAATGATATGATGGCTAAACAGGCCGATATCACAATTAATACAGATAGATGGTGGAAACATGGTGGTACTGATAACTATATTTTAAACAATACTACTTGGGATGCTTCTAGCTCTAAATACATTGGAAATATGGGTAGGCAAAAAGGTAAGCATCAATTAAATGGTACGTATACGACATCGACAACAGTATCTGTGGCACACAACTATAGTTATACTACTATGGATCAGTTTATGCGAGTTAGAGATGTTGAATTTACTGCAACAGGATTAACTCCCTTAGCTACCGGATTTTATTTAACATTTAACGGGGTTAGAGTAACTATTACTCCATCTTCTGGATATAGCACAGACACTTCTGGTAAAGGAACCGTTACTACTGATTCTAATGGTGCTTTTTCTGGGAAATTCTCTGTTCCATCTAATGTTCCTGTAGGCACCGTAGAAACTATTTTTACAAATGATAAAGATAGCTGTGTTACAACTTATACAGCATCAGGTATGACACAACATACTGGGGTTTATTATACTGATGAAACATATTTCAACACACAATATGTTACTGCATACGTATCAGACCCAGTAGCAGAGACATTTCAATTACCACAGGACAGTTACGTAACTAGTTTTGATATCCCGTTTGGGTCAGTAGACTTAACAGAACCAGTAAAGTTTCAACTTAGAGAAGTAAGCAATACTGGATATCCAACAAGTACAGTTTATGCTAATGTCACAGTTCCTTCTGCAAATATTAAAACATCACAAGATGGATCAGTACTGACGAATATAAAGTTGCCAACACCTTTCTTAGCTAATGCAAATGTTCAATATGCCTTTGTTCTAGCTTCTCAGTCTGATAATTATACAGTATTTAGAGCTAAATTGGGTGAACTTTCTTTAGCAGATAAGAAAACTAAATGTAATTCTCAACCATATGGTGATGGAGTAATGTTTACCTCTTCTAATTCTACCACATGGACCGCCGACCATACCGCCGATTTGAAGTTTAATATTAACATTGCCAAGTTTAACCCAACAGCAGAAATTGTTTTTGATGTGCTGAAAAATATTAAAATGGATACATTCGTAGCCTTTTCAAATTTCTTAACACCAAACAACACTAACTGTACTTGGTACTATAGAATGATTGGTCAGGATGATTCTGGGGATGCAGATATTACTAAAAAGAATTGGCTACCATTAGCGCCTTTTGAAACAACTGAAGCAGATACTATTATTACTCAGTTCCAATTAAAGGCGGATTTCACGGCAACTGATTTCAGTTCTCCTGTAATTAATATGGATAGTCTAAGTTTAGGGCAATTTATTACTGCCCTTAAAGGTAACTATATTGGAAGAACGATAGATGCTACCCAAGCACCATTTAATACTATTCACACAGTATTCAGTGCACAACTTCCTAATAATGCTGTAGTTACACCTTATTATAGTCTAGATGGTGGTAACACGTGGAAGCAATATACACAGGCTCCAACAACAACCACTCAGACTAATGGGTATGTTCAGTATGCTTATACAGAGAGGTTAAGTAATGATGCTACCAGCTTTAAGATTAAATTAACTTTATCTACACAAAGTAGCTTCTTAAAACCTTACGTAACCAACTTAATGAATACCTTTAACAAGGAGTAATAAGATGACTATACAAAAACCAATTACTAATTCTAAAGGTAGACAAATAGCTAAATTATTTGTTCCAACTAGAGGCGAACTAACCTATATAAAGAATCAAGAAAAATTAGCAAAAGAACTTAAAGAACTTGAAATATTAAAACGAGATTTAAAAAATAGTAAATAGTAGCTAGCCGGTTAGAGATAATCGGCTTTTTACGTACATTCTATTTGAAATCTATGGAATAGTTCTGAAAATACAAATTCACTAACAATATCATAGTCATTCTTTAAAACATTTTCTTCCATACTTAAAGAGAACCATAGTCCGTGGTCTTTTGCATTCTTTAAGAACATTAGCAATTCGGAAGCCTTTGCCCGATTAATATCAATAAAAGAGTCTGTACCCATAATCTTTTCAGTCCTACGAAGAGTCCGCGTACTAATCTTTAGTAACCAAGCAATATGCTTTTTAGTACTATTAGATAATTCTGAAAACAATCCTTTTAATAAACTTACTTGCTTTTCTTTTTCAACTTTACGAGCTTCTTTTAGTTGATCCATTGACATATGGCCTTTTTCATACCAACGATTCTTTTCTAATTCTCGCTTACGTTCTAACTTAATAGCATCTGATGCAAAAGTTACTAACTGTAATTGTTCTTCTTCTGTTATATCAAAATCTCGGATAATTGTCTTTACTTTTTCAGGCTTAACAATGCCATCATCTTGATTATAGAAAATAACATTTCTGTTTTCTTTATAATACTTTAAAAATAATCCAGCTTCTCTCCAGCAACTCTTTAGAGTATTCTTAATTTCTGAAGTAGATAGACCAGGGACATACTTATCCTGAATCGTATTCATTTGATCTTCAAAGTCCCCTTGAGAAATATTCTTAGAAAGAAGATAATGAAATCCGTACCAAAATAACCATTCATTTCGGTAACCAATCATTTTTCTAGTTCCCCGAATACTAGCGAGCTTTTCAAAGTCTTCTAATCTAGTCTTATTAGTCTTTACTCGATTACCAATAAGCTTAGTTTCTCTATCTTCTTCTGAAAAGTTATCTACAATATAATCAGATAGTTGACTAAAATCATATTCATTATTATTCCAAATCTCAAATTTAATCTTAGAATTATTACGAGAGTTTACACTACCGGGAACACGGAATAGACGAGTTACATCGGTACACTTAGGATCTGCTCCCAAGTCACTTAACTTATTAACGAAATTTGCTGTAATATTTTTAGTCGCCCAAGCCATGCTAGCAGGTAGACCATTTTTAATCGTCCAAATCAATTGAACACCATGACCAAAAGTTACCATATTTGGCCCGGGAATATCTCCATTACCAATATGTTTAATAACTTCTTCGAAAACTTCTGAAATAGCATTTTCATTAGTAATTGATGAATATTTATCCATCTTATAGAAATCTAGATCAATACCGATATTTCTAATTTGAGCTAACTCACTAGACCGTCTTACTCCATTTTTAAATGAATTCAAACTAATGTAAGTATCTGTATTATTATTTGATTTTTTAATTAGATTATTGACTGTTTTTAATCGGTAGTTATAATCGAATACTACTCCATTATATCCAAGCTTAGTTAATACTACGTTCCCATAATCCTTCTTATTATTGAACCATAAATCTTCCCAAGAGTTTAACAACTATTTCACCTGCCTACTACTATTTTTATTTGTATTTAGTATAGCATACTTATTTATATTATACAAGCTATCTATATATTCTATGATACCTATTTTAATATTAATTAATAGTATTATATATCTAATATAATTTCTCTAATAGTCGGAGGGGCTTAGCAATAATAGTGTTTGTCGCAAGACATGTGTCCGCTTTTAGGAGAAACCTTGATAGGCCGGTGTTTTGACCACTATGGAATATCTTAGAAGATTCTATAATAAATTATGGGATGTTAGTCTATTAATTGACAATTGACTATTAATGTGATAGAATATAGTAAAAGTATAGAAGGTGAAGAGTATTATATTAGAAGTCTATCCAATGACAACTAAATTAGTTGGTAGAAAAGAAGATTTAACTAAATATGCTGATCTAATTAGCGAAGATATAGATATTCCCGTTGAGAACTATCAATTTAGTTTTTCTTATCAAAACTTTGGGGAAATCCCCGTTAATCATTTCTATGATAAGAAGAATAATTCTTTTCCTACTGGATTATTAGAGAATGTTAAAGGGCTATTAAAAGCTAATAACTTAGAATATGAGGTAGTTGATAAGCGTCCTAAAGGATTATTTACTAGTGATGATTTATTAACGTCTCCTATAACTCTGGGAGGTCGGACAACAGAAGGAAAGTATGCCTATCAAATGGATGCTATTAATTCTATTATTAAATCTAATGGGAAAGGTATACTAAACCTGAGCGTTGGTAGTGGTAAAACGCTTTTATTCTCTGCGTTAGCTAAGATTGCTTTACCTCATTTAAATGATGGAGAACATATTCTGTTTTTTACTAGTTCTAAAGAAATATTTAAGCAAACGTTGAAAGAGTTAGAAGATTTGACCGGACAAGAAATTGGTTATTATGCTTCTAAAAAGTATAAAGATCGTCCTATTATGGTAGTCATGTTGCAATCTGCTTATGCTTTATATAAAATTGATCCATATAAAGGATTAAAGTTAACTCCTAAAGATAGAGAGCTAAGAAAGATAAAGGATGTTATTCTACCGAAGATATCTAATGGAAATAGTATAAATGCTTTGAAAGCTTATTTAAGATTTATGAAGCTTGATACAAAAGTTGCTAAGAACTTCAAATCAATGCTAGAAAATGAAATAGATACTTCTGGTAGTGATAAGGAGTTAGTAGATAAGCTGACAGCCTATGCTAATGAATTTGATGAAAGAATAGAAGATAAAGCAAAAGACTCGAAAGAAAAAAAGGATTTTATTGTAAATTTACTAAATAGTGCCGTGTTTATCTGTAATGATGAATGTCAACATTTAACAGCAGAATCCTATTATAAAGTAATATTAGCTTGTAAAAATGCTTTAGTATGTGTAGGGCTATCTGGAAGCTTAGATCCAAAAAATAAGCTATTGCAACAAAGGGTTAAAGCAATTTTCGAAAAGGTTACTTACCGAGTAAAGTTAGTAGATAATGTTAAGAGAGGTGTAAGTGTTAAGCCAATAATTCATATGTTATCTGTTAATTCGCCAAAGAATATTGCTAGTTTAAGAGAATGGCCGGAAGTTTATGCTACGGGAATAGTTCATAATGAATATAGGAATAATCTAATTGCTAAACTAGTAGCAGAAAAAGCCTATCCTTCTGGTAGAGTTACTTTAATAATTGTTAATCAAATAGAGCATGGTAATGATTTGCTAAAAAGATTAACTGATCTAGGAGTACCTGCGGTGTTTATTTATGGTCAATCAGAAGATGAATATAGAAGAAAGTCTATTCAAGCTATGAGAGATAAT